GCATCAGGAAAGTAATTTATAACTCCAGTCCAAACTGGATAATCTTTTCTACTCATAATTTCTCATTCTATTTTTATTCTTTTCTAATGGTCTTAGATTAGTAAAGTGATTTATCAACTCAAAGTCCTCAACATCATGACATCTAAACAACTCTATCTCATGATCAATTTCCCAGTAAGTTCCATAATTATTCCAATTCATATTCTCATCAAATTTACTCTCTAAGTGTTTAGCAAGATATTCTTTAGAACAACCCAAGATATTACCATAGCTTTTATCTGTAACTATATTTCTTTTCTTTTTAAACTTTGATGATCTAGACATAACATTTTTGTACATTCTGTTTATTGGATTCTTTCTTACTTTCTGAGTAAACTCTCTATTGTATTTCCTGACATGATCTCTATTATTCTCTGCCCATGTCTTATTGTAATTTCTTTTACAGTCCTTACATCTATTATCATATCCATCTTTACTGCTTGTTTTTCTGTGAAACTCAGATCTTGGTTTCTCAATATCACATCTACAACAAACCTTCATCATCATCTATCCTGCCTTTCCAGTAAATATATAAAATAAAAAGTTAATTCCCATAGCACACCAAAATGTAAACATTGGAAATCCATAACAAAAATACCTGAGTATTCTTTGTTGGAACTCTATATCTTTCTTTGTAGTTCTTAGGTAATATCTAAGATCTTCTTTTTTTATGTAATGTTTCATAATTCTATATTTAAATAATACTGATCTAAATCTGCTTCAGTCATAAACCATTCCTCATAAATCTCTAAGGCTCTTTGTACTTTTGCAGCTCCTCTTAAGTAGAACTCCTCAGTAACTTGTGCATATCCTATATCAAGTGATCCTTTATCTATAATAATAAAGCCTATATTTTCAGGCTGAATATCCCATACCTGACCATAGATAAATGCCTGAGCATCATATCCATATTTATCTGCTGAATACTTCCACCCCTCTATTGAGCTTGTGCTTTTCAGATCATACATTGTTGAGTTGTTTCCTAAAATATCTGCCCTAGCCCTAAATGGGAAATCAATGCCTGACTTTGATCTAATTGTATCTACTTCACTAACCTCAAAATCTGAGTTGTTTAGTTTTTCTAATACCATTTCATTTCTAAGTAATGCATCAGCTAATCTTTCAGCATCATGTTTCTCCTTCATAGTGAATACCTTTCCATGTTGTGCTACTGCCTCTTTATATTTCTTTGTATTCTTTGATTGTACATCTACAAAAATCTGTTCCTCAAACAAATCATGTTGAAGTACTGCTGCATGAACCAACCACCCATCTCTTAATGCTTGAGAACTTGGTGAACCATACTCCATGATATGCTTATATGTTTTTGGTGATGATAGTAAATTTTTACATGCTGATGAACTCAAGGCAAATTTTGATAGGTAGCCATAATAATAATCATCATCATATGCTTTTGTTACCAGTTCTTCTTGGTCATATGTTTTACCATCTAATAGTGTTATTTTTTTCATTCTTCTAATTTTAATTCTAGGTTAATATATAATGTTCTAAAGGCAACATGATAATTTTTTGAAACTACCATAGCATATAAATCTAAATCTTTGAAATTAACAAGAACATCCTCATACATATTTGGCAACTTGTCAAATGTCATAAACATAAAGTTTATCTGATCTATATATAGTCCTTCAATTTCTTCTTGAGCAGCAAAGTATATACTACTATCCTCAAGGAGTAAATCTATAGACAATTCAATCCTTTTTGCTCTCTGCTTTTCTAGCTCTTTCAACTGCTCTTATTTTATCTGTTCTATATTCATCTATACTTAGCATTAATAAATGCCTATCATTTTGTAATTCATTTACATACAATTCTATATTTAATACAGCTTCAGTAAACTTCTTTAAGTTTTCATTATCAGGCTGAGAAGTTCTCCACTTACTAAGCTGATTATTTACTGTTTCTGAATTAACTAAATACTGAAGATCTTTTAAGTTGTCTAGTTTCTTACTGATCAACTCTCTATCAAAATCTTTTGCTTTAAATGTTGTACTGAAATCTGTGTTTTTCATAAGGTCTAATGTCTTTTTCTTTAACTTTTACTATCTGATCTTTGTTTCCTTCTCTAGTATATAAACAATGATAATCAGATTTGTGTTTACATACATCTTTGAATCTTTTAATATACTTAACTAATTCCAATCTATCATAAAAAACATAAGTATTAATATCTAGATATTCTATTACCATGTATTTAGCTTTACCAAACAGAGATCCTTTACCTCCCCAAACATTCTTAATCTCTAACCAAACTGCATCTGTATTCTTATCTCCTTTTAAATCTACTGGAGTATTCTCTCCAACAATAAAATCTACATGATCAAACTTATCAACTCTAGCTGATGTCTTTACAGCACCAACTCCTATTTCATTCATGAAGGTTCTAAACTTTTCTTCAGACAAAGATCCTTTCTTCCAGTTTCCTTCATTTTCATAGCTACTTGGTTTGAACACCATTAGCATGTACTTTCTTTAAATCATTTATCCAGTTGTTTATTACATCAATCTTTTTAGCTCCACCACATCCACAAGGAATATTAAAATTGTGAAAGAAATACTTTGCATGTAATTCATAAACTACCTGAAGATCTTTATCTCCAAATCCAGTTTCCATCACTATCAAAAAATTCTCAAATGATTGGTAATCCATTTCAATCATCTGTTGTTTTATTTGTTCATTATAACTTCTCAATACCATTTTTTGTAATTTTATATTTATTTAATTCATCTTGCCTTTTATCACAACCACAATCTTCATAACCAAATAATGCAGCTATCTTTTTAGCTATAGTCTTTCCATAACCAAAGGTTACCTTTCTAATAATCAACTCTACTAAATCTCCTAACTTCATTTCTTTTTTTGTTTTAACTCCTCTTGCTTGTCTATATCCATTTTGGAAATATCTCCTAATGGCTTTTTCTATTTTCATAATCCTATTTTATTCTTTAATAACTTCTTAACTTTTGTATATGTATTATACAAACTAATATAAGTAATTGTAGATTTTCTACTCAGCTCACTAATCTTAGTTCCACTTGCTACAATTTCAAATACTTTCTGATCATACCAATGTAATTTTTCAAACTCATCATTGAATTTTTCTTCCATCTTTTTAAACTCAACTTCTTGTGATCCTTCAATGTTTTGTAAGATCTCTGTTCCAATATAATTAACCTTGCTTTGTTTCTTTTTAAGTTGTAGAAACATTGTGTAAAGAATCTTCCAAATGTAATAGTAATTAAGATCATCATCTTGTCCTTGTTTTTTATAAATTATATCAGTTCCTTTAACATTACAAATATGATCCAGTTTAATATACATTTCCATTACTAAATCTTCAGCATAGTACCTGCTCAAACCAAAGCTCTTACAGATATTAATCCATGTATCATGTTTTTGATATGCCTTCTCCAGTATGTTCATTCATTAATTCAATCATATTATCTCCCTCTATACTAAATCCAACATTGTTAATTAGACTTCTTAATCTTACTGGTGAATCTAATGTTGTAGGCATCATTCCAGTATCTGTATCTTTTACTTTTCTAACATGTAGATGTGTTACCATCCAATCTAAAGCTGATTGAATATATCTGTGAATCACAATAAAATTATCACATCTATTACCAAACTTTCCACCACCTTCACAATCTGACATCATAGGAGGAACTGGATGTCCTGCATATTCATGATTAGTATTATGCAATCTTCTTAAACTTTCTGTAACTGCATGAACTGATAACCATAATGCTACACCAGTTTTATGACAGAACATTCTCATATCTGAACATGCTTTATAATCATGCTCATGCATCCCTAAAGATCTAGCCATATCTCTATCCTTTTCTAGAGAGTTATATGGATCTATAAAAAATGCCTGATAATCCCATGACTTCTTAATACTAGTTCCTAACTCTAATAACTTCTTATAAGTGTATTGTTCATCTATAGATATAAATTTAAAATGAGAGTCCACCCACCTACTTCCTTCTTGTAACTTCTCCTCATCAATCTTGTTGATGGGCATCCCCTCTTTATATTCTATTATTTTTCTAACTATTGAATAAGGTTCATTTTCTGCTGTTAGTAACAGAAATCTAAGATCATGCTTTAATGCATAAAGAAACATTAGGTAAACTACTGTATGAGTTTTACCAACATTACTATGTCCTAAAAATATATTAAATGTACCTTTTTTAAATCTGAAGTACTGATCAAAACTTTTGATACCTAGACCTAGACCTTCTTTTATTTTGCCACTCCTAATGTCATGGATTTTATTAAGTTGGTCTTTAATGTCTAGTATCATTTATATATTTATTTTAGAAAGGAACTTCATCAAGTTCTCTATCAGGATTGTGATCAGTTGTTGTAACTTTTTTCTCAGGTATAAATTCTGAGAATGGAATATACAATTTACCATTCTTACTTTTTAAAACATCCATGTTAAGATAACCATTATTTTTTTTATAGAAATCTTTAACATATGGATCTTCAAGAAATTGTGTAAATCTTTCTACACTCAATCTCATTTTTGTTATTACAAAGTCTTTAGGAGATTCCTCTACATAAACACCTGCAACAAAATCAGGTTTTGCCATAATTAGTTAGGTTTAGTTAATAATTCTTTATATATAATGTTAGCAGCACTAGCAGCTTGATTAATCATCTTCTGTTGTCTAACTGAAAAGATTAATTGCTTACCATTATCATCTGTATTATTATCATCATATTTCTGAAAATCCTCAGAGAATATAAACTGACTAACATTATTCCATGCAACACTTCTAGAAATAGATTCTTGTTGTGTCATTCCTCCTCCAACTTGTGCATTTTGTACTGGTGTGTTTTGTACTGGTGCATCTTGAGGTGTCTGTTGTAATTTAGCATAATTCTTTTTCACATCTAAAGTATAGTAGATGACATCACCTACTGATCTTTTAAAATCTCCTATAGCTGAAAAGTTTGGAATATCTCCATTAGCTAATTCTACTGTATATTTATTGAAAGTTTGATTACCATTTGACCAACTTCCATTTGGTGTAATTGATTTAATTGTACTATTTTTCATATTCTTGAATACCACTAAAGGTATGATTTAATTTATTTAAATTTAATTTATCAGTTGATTGTTTCCATTGTTGGAAAATATTATCTAGAGCTTCAACTTTACCTTCTAGTTCAGAAATCTTGAATTTATGGTTAGTGTTTTCTCTTAATAATTCTCTATAATCAGATGTTAAATCTCTATAGAGTTGTAGCAGTTGATCAAACCTTAATTTTTGGTCTTGGATCATACTGTCTTTTGCAGTAGGTTCTTCACCCTTATTTTTATATATACTCAAAGTTAAATATTTTTTTCTTACTGCTAATATACAAATATTATTATAAACTATTATAGTTTTTCTAATAAACTTTTAAAATGTTCTATCATTTCTTGTAATT